CTCGACAAGATGTATGTGGACGAGCGTGGGACGTGTGGCATCCCGGTGCTCAATGTGTTCAGCTTGCTATCAGCGGAAAACACGCCCTCGGTAGCGAAGCGTTTCTACGGCAAGCAAGGCCGTGACGTGGCGCAGGGCGTGAAGTCGTTCTGCAACATCGAAGCGATCGGTGGCGAAGATCCGATGCACGCGCCAATCATGGACGAGGAAGGAATTGCCTATCAAGCAGACGACATTCGCATCCGCATCATGAACCACGTGGCGCGCTTGCCTAAAGGCATCCCAAACCCTAAGAGCCGCCCCATGATCCCGAACGGGTGGAGTGTGACCTTCCGCTTTGAGTTGCAACCCAACCAACTTCTCAACGAACCAACGCTCAAGGCAATGGTTCAGCAAGGCGGCATCCTTGGGCTTGGCACCTTCCGCCCGATCTTTGGGCGCTACCGCGTGACGTGGCTATAAAATAAACTCCTCCTCTCAACCCAACGCCCCATCGAAGCAATTCGGTGGGGCGTTTTTCGTGTGCGGGTTGCCAATCTTTCGGCGGGTGGTGAAACTCAAGGCACAATGCCTGACCCACTCGTCGGAATCCCAATGCAATTTGAAGCCGGGGACACCGTAATTTTCACCGAAGCTTTCGCCGACTACGCGCCTGGCACCTACACCGCGACCCTCGTCCTAAACAACCGAGTCGCCGCGGCAACCACGATCACCGCCACGACTTCGGGCGCGCTTTTCCTGTTCACTCTCTCTGCCACCGTGACCGCCGCCATCACCGCGGGCGCTTACACCTACGCGATTTATGCAACGAGCGGAGCAACGCGCTACACCGCAAAGCAGGGCACAATCAACGTGCTCGCCAACCTCACCGCCACCGCAACCCCTTCCTTCGCCCAAGCGCAAGTTACTCGGCTTCAAACCATCCTCGCCGAGTTCTCCGCCACGACGAAGCAAAGCGTTTCGTTCAACGGGCAATCCTTTTCTCGTGGGGCAATCAAAGACTACCAAGAGCAACTCAGCTTCTGGCAAGCCACCGTCATTCGCGAAACCGCCGCCGACAACGCCGCGCGCGGATCTACCACGAGCAACCGCATCACGCTTTCGTTCGTGCCATCGAACAACCTCGACCCCACCTATTACGCCCGATGAACATTTTCACGAAGATATTCAGCAAAAAAGGCGGGAACAAAACAGGGGAACGCGGGTTCCGCGAACTCGCTTCGGTTGGCGGTGGCATCAATGGCGATTGGCCCGTAAGTCAGATCGGGGAAGACGCCGATATGTGGCAGAACGCGTGGGCGTTGACCTCCCGCGTTCGCGATCTTTTTCGCTCCAATCCGCTCTACCAAGCATATCGTGAAACGCTGTGGGCGAACGTCTTCGGGAGCGAAGGCATCATGCTTCGGAGTCGCGTAAAAGAGCAGGAAGACCGCATCGTGCAGAACGCCGGAGAGAAGGCGACGCTTCGCGCCTACGACGCGCGAATTGACCGCGTGCGCGCTCACGCCGCCGAGCGGAGTGGCAACCCGTTCCACCCAACAAACCGCCCGTGGATCGGCTCTAATGGCTCAAGCAGGGCGCAAGTCAAAGTTGGTGAGCCTGACGTGTTCGCGCGGCAAATGATTGAGAAAAAATGGGCGGAGTGGCAACGGGCGGAATACTGCGACACCCGGGGGACGCGTAACTACAAAACGATGCGACAGCTTCGCCTAATTTCAGCGGTTCGAGACGGCGACTTTTTCATCCGCATGATTCGCGACCCTCGGGTAAATAAGTTTGGTTTCTCGCTTCAGATGATCAATGCGGAGTGGTGTGATCGCCTGATGAACGGGACGCTCGAGAACGGAAACGTCGTGCGAATGGGCATTGAATACGAGAGCTCAAGCTGGGGGCTTGGAAAGGCGGTGGCTTATTATTTCATCCGCCGTCAGCCCAACGACTGGCAGTTCACGATTGCAGGCACCTTCGGCTTCGGGGCGATCAACAATGGGCTCCATGACCGCATCCCCGCCCGCGAAATCATCCACTACGCGCGCCCCGTGGACAGCGATTCGACCCGCCCCGCCCCGTGGGTTGCAACGACAATCCCGAAGGCGCGCCAACTCGACCAATACGAGCTCGCCGAGGTGGTCGCCGCTCGTCAGCAGGCGACGAAAACGGGGTGGCTTTACTCGGACGTTCTCCCCGAAGGCGGGAACGCTGGCTTCACCGTTGACCCGCGCAACGGTCTACCCAATCAGCAGATGGGGCCGGGCGACATCGGCGCTCTTCCTTGGGGGGTGAAGTATCAAGCGATCGACCCGACGCACCCAAACGGCAACTTCGGCGAGTTCAGAAAAGCGATGGTGCGGAGCCAATGTGCGGGGATGCCTGGAGCCAATTACTCCACGATGGCGAATGATTACGAGGCGATCAATTTCAGCGCGGGACGCCTTCAGAAGCTCGACAGCAACGAGCTTTTCAAGCTCATCCAAACCTTCGACATTGACTACGCCGAGCGTCCAATTTTCGAAGCTTGGTTGGAGATGGCGCTGACCACCGGCGCGATTCCGCTCCCCCTAGCTAAGTTCGACAAATTCAGCGCGGCAGTCTTTCAAGGGCGGAGGTGGCAAGGGGTGGACGAGGGGAAAGAAGCGACAGCCGCGGCGCTCCGCGTGGCAAATCACATGAGCAGTTTGAGCCGCGAATGTGCAGACAAAGGAGCCGACTTTGAGGAGATCGCTTTTGAGCGCGCGGAAGAGTTGATGCTTCAGGAGCAACTCGGCATCAACCCTCAACTGACCGTCGCCTATCCGCCCCCGCAGATGCCCGCGGCGAAGCCTGACGAAGAGGATGAGGAAGACGAGGAAGAGGATGAGGATGAGGAAGATGAAGAGGACGACGAGGAAGAAATGGCGCAAGCAATCGCCGCCGCTAAATCCCGCCAATGAACCGCCGAAAGCCAACGCCGAAGCCAATCATCAACCGCGACCCCGCGCAACTGACCACCCGATGAAGCCGCCCGATTACATCATCTCCGCCGCGAAGCGCGGGCTGGAATTGCTTGCCGATGGCTACGGCGGCGACGGGCTCACCGAAGGCACGAAAGACGCCGCGCGACGCATGGCCGCGGGCGAGGTGAGCGACGAGAAAATTGTGAAGGCGAACGCATGGGGGGCGCGGCACGCGGTCGACCTTGAAGCAGGAAAAAACAACAACGCCGACAACCCCGAATGGCCGGGGGCGGGGGCGGTTGCTCACTACCTTTGGGGGATTAACCCGCTCAACCCCTCACCCGCCCGCGAATGGTTCGCACGCCAAGCAGAGAAAATTCAAAACCCTAAAAAAATGAAATCACCGACCACAACTCAATACCGCGCAGGCATGGCATCCACCGACGACTCGGGGCTGATGACGCTCTCTATTTGTTCAGACATCCCCTATCAACGCGGATCGATGGAGGGCGACTATTACGAGGTGCTCGACCACTCGCCTGGGATGATGGATTACACCCGCCTAAGCAACGGTGCCGCCCTCCTCTTCAACCACGACCGCAACATCCAAATCGGCACCGTGAGCAACCCGAAGATCGTTGATGGGCGCACCTACGTTGACGCCAAAATCTCAAGCGCGCCCGACGTCGCAAGCTACGCTCAACGCATGAAGGAAGGGATTCTAAAGGACACGTCGATTGGTTACGAAATCATGGATGACGGCGAGCAGGTGGGAGAGATCGATGGCACCCCAGTCTTCAAGTTTAAGTTCCGCGTCCACGAGGCTTCGATGGTCACGATCCCCGCCGACACCACGGTTGGCATGGGACGCTTTCGCTCCTTGCAAGGCGATGAGGACAAGCAAGTTTCGTTCATCAAAAAACTGGGGGTTGCGAATGCAATTCCACAATCTCAATCTCAAATCAATCCACCTGCAATCAAATCAATCCCTACAAAACCTAAAATGGAAATCACCATCGACCAAACCAGCGAGCGCAATTTAGCGGTCGCCGAATTCAAAAGCCGTTGCAAAAAAATCGACGACTTCACCGCTTCCTTGAAGCACCCTCAGTGGCAGAAGGCCGCCGCTGAAATCGGCGCGAAGCACAAGACTGGCGAAGCCGACTTTGAAGCGTTCCGCCATGAAGCTCTCGACGCTTTTGAAGGTGTGACCCGCGTGAGCGCAGAAGACAAGGGAATCGGCATGAGCGCCCGCAACCTTGGCGACTACTCGCTCGTTCGCGCTCTTTCTGGCGCGGCTCATGGCAAGCTGACGGGCCTCGAAAAAGAAGTTTCCGACACCGTCGCGAAATTGACGGGGCGCGAAACCCAAGGGTTCTTCATCCCGCAGGATGTGATGACACACAAGCGCGCGCTCGCCTCCAACGTCTTCTCCGCCGCCGGTGCGCTTGTTGAAACTGGCTTCCAAGGGCAGTCGCTCATCGAACTCCTCCGGAACCAGATGTACACCGTGGCGATGGGCGCGCGGACGATCAGCGGGTTGAAAGGCAACCTTTCGATTCCCTCGCAAACTGGCGGGGCGACGGCGTCTTGGCTCAGCGAAAACGCTACCATCGCCGAATCCAACCAGACCGTCGGACAGGTGAGCTTGACTCCTCATCGCCTCGCCGCCGCAACCGCCTTTACTTTCCAGTTGCTCGCTCAATCCACGCCTGACGTTGAGTCGTTTGTGCGCGAAGATTTGATGCGCGTGCTGGCGATCGCCAAGGATCTCGCGGCCACCTCTGGCACTGGCTACGCAGGCCAGCCGCTCGGCATTGCCAACACTCCCGGCTTGTCCACCTCGGTCACTTTGGCGGGCGCAAATTCAATGAACTACGCGAACGCGGTGCAGTTCGAAACCAACGTTGCGACCAGCAACGCGCTTCTCGGAAAGCTCGGTTACCTAACCAGCGTTGCCACTCGCGGCAATGCCAAGCTCACCGCCGAAATCTCCGCCGCAAACTCCATCCCCGTGTGGAAAAACAACATCGTCAACGGCTACACCGCGATGGCGACGAACCAGCTGACCACGCTTCCTTCCGTGATCTTCGGCAACTTCGACGATCTCATCATCGCCGACTGGGGGGCCGGTGGAAACGAAATCATCGTCGACCCTTACTCGCTCTCAATGCAAGGGCAGGTTCGGATCGTCATCCAACACCTCACCGACGTCGCCGTTCGTCACGCTAAATCCTTCAGCGTGTCCTCCACCTAATCCGCAGACCAACCTTCAAAAATAGAACCATAATCCTATGCCACAATCACCCGACATCAACGGAGAGAATACGGTCATCGCCTTCCTCCCTCCCACCGCAATCACCGCCGCAACAACCACTTACGCAGGCGTTGACCTGCAAGCGTTCGTGGGCAATGTGCTCGTTACCCTTAATTGGGTGCGACCAAACGCCGCGGCTGGCACGCTCGCCTTGGCGATCCTCGACAGCGCGGACAACACAACCTTCACCGCCAACGCGTTGACGGGCATCATCTCTGACGTCACGACCGCGACAAGCGGGTGCGTCAAATGCGCGATCGACACCAAAGCCGTCAACCGC